ATCGTTCAATGTTGCCTCCGAATGGCTGTAGCGTTGGTTGCAACAATACCAACCTTTTTGTTCAACCTAGTCCAAAGCTGGTGATGGTTTGATGCTCGTGTGACAGTTGAACGGCTGTCACAAGCCCCCTTGTGCAGGGCCCCCAGCCATCGTATTATGGCCACATCGGGAGGGGATGAGACCTTCCACCACCAATCGCTTTCCAAACCACAATGCGTAAGATCGAAACCCAAATGATCCAAGCCATTCAGAACAACAAAGACTTCAAGCTTGCCAACACTGAGGTGATCAACTTCTCCAACGTTTCTGATGTCTACCTGCACGGGAATCTGATTGCTCGAATTGGTGAGACCTGGATGGAGTTGTTTGATGGTGGCTGGCAGACCGTTACCACCAAGTCCCGGCTGAATGCACTGCTTCAAGCTTTCGGTATGGAAGGTGAGTATGTGTTTCAGAAGAACTTTCAATGGTTCGTTCAATACAATGGTGGCCCGATTCCTTTCTTCTCCGGAATGCGGTTGGCCTGATTCAATGAGAACCACCGTTCGACTGATTCAATGCCCAGATTGCCACACGATTGCAAAGGTTTATCATCTAGCTTGGTCTGCTCTTCAATGTGATGGCTGCAAACAAATGATCTCAAAGCCACTGTATCAGATGATCCAAATGGACAGCCACAAAGCTGTCCACTGATGTCACCACCACTCCCAGTTTAGCCCTATACTAAGCTCAACGAAACAAACCCAATGCGAATCGACGTTAAGTGCTACGCTGCTCCATACGAAAACACCACTACAACTCTCGACAAAGCCATTGATCTTGCTTACTCTCTGTCTGAAGATTACCAATGTGATGTAGACCTTCGCTACAACGAAACTGGTATTATCTTTCAAACCATCTCTAACTACTGATTCAATGATTCGCTACGAAGTTCGCTACCAAACTCCTTACAATCAGTGTGAATGGAGGTCTCAATTCTTTAAGACTCTGAATGAAGCCGAATCGATGGTGGCTTTCTATTTGTCGTGTGGATCGAAAGCTTATGTTTGCTAAACTCACAAAGTCTAGGAGTGCCAACTATCATCGACAATCAATGCTCAAACTAACACTGACTGCTTTGCTACTGTGGTTGTTCTGGGCTCCATTGGCTCCTGTTCGTAACGTAACTGCCACTGTGCTTCATACTACTGCCAATCTGATTGAGTCTAACTGATGGAAGCTTACACTGAATACCAACTGAATCAAATTGTTAGCTCTCTGAAGGATGCTGTAAGAGTGGTGAATCAAGCTTATACCACTGAAATGAATGATGGCTTGACGAAAACGTTTCAGTATGCTGCTGGTTATGCCTCCAGTGCGTTACAATCAGCCATAAGGGATTTGGAGGAGGTTATTGAATCAAATTGATTAAAAAAGGCTTAAAAAAATTAAGCTGAGAAAATTATGTAGTTATGCTTCTAGGCGCATAATTGTTATGATCTTATGCTTCAAGGCGCATAATTGTGTTTATAAAAGGCTCTGGGTTAGTGTTTATGAAGGCTTGTGTTAATGTGATTATGAACCCATAAAAGGCTCGTGCTTATGATCTTATAAAGCCTCTGATGTTAGTGCTTATGATCTTATAAAAGGCTCTGATGTTCGTGCTTATGAACCCATAAAAGGCTCTGAGGGCTCGTTGTCTAAGCGCGCAGGCTACCACAAAACTCAAAGAATGGCAACGACCCCTGCGCCACCCCCATAAGTGGCACAAAACCCCTCTGAGACCCTTGCCCGTGACCCTGTGGCATCGTATTGTAGCCACATCAGGGGGAGACACCGCACCCCCACCACAAAACACAAAATGAACGCTTCACTGCAGAACCTCATCACCATCACCACTGAGCTTCAAGCACAAGGTATCAAACCCACTGTCACCGTACTCAAGCCCCGCCGTGCCAAAGCTTCGGAACTCGTGATGAGTATGACCAAAGGCGTTCGTACTAACACCAACCGTCGTGGTCAAGCTTATAACGGTCACGCCACCACTGCCACTGAGAGCAGCGTAGAGGGCAACCGTGCTGCTTACTTCAAGACCAGCGGCTGATACACACACAAACCACTCACACTCATTTCTAACACAATGACTCAGCAACAGTTCTTCGTCTCTTTTCTGTACACCTATGGAGAGACTGGTAATGACATTCTGCGGCTTCTGGATGAGATCGAACAGGGGCACGTACAGTTCTTTGGTGTATAAGATCTCACACACATTCTAACACATTTCTTGGAGAAACACAATGGCTGATTATGCAGACAAAATGATGCAAGGGCTCGACAGTTCTTATGATTCTGTGGTAGAATATGACAGTGATTTTGATGATCTCTTTGAGGCTGATGATTATGATATCAGAGCAGCGATACGTGATGGATGGGCTGTAGCAGTGTGGGACGGTCGGTGATGTTCGTGATGGGGGGCTGATTAGCTCCCCGTTTGAGCAGTGTTTTGATGGGGCTTATGGGTAGCGCGGGGCGCGTATCATAAACCCCTTCCCCGTATAACCCCCCGAATATAAAAACGCTAACAACCCTAACCTACAACGAACCAAAATCGCGCTCTTTATATCATTCTCATCAAAAATTTTTTTCCGGTATGAAAACTCTGGCCAGGATCATTATGTTTATTCTTGCAACGAATTATGTCACTGCAAGTTTAAAAGAATCACCACGCACTCGAATTGGGCGCAGAAGTAACTATGACCCTCTGACATTCAGAATACCGAACAATGGAGGTCTATAGACAAAAACTAAATATTGAAGTATGATGTTGTTGTTGAACAATCAATTTTATGGCGAAAGGATTTAAGGTTATTGCAAAAGAAACTGAACAAGTTGAAGATTGGGATTACGATGCGATCAAGGAACGATGCAAAGGAAAGAGCATTGTGTTCTGCCTTCCTGGTCGAGGATGTTCTTACATTTTTCTGAAGAATTTTGTACAACTCTGTTTTGATCTGGTACAGAATGGTCTGAGTATTCAGATTTCTCAAGACTATTCTTCAATGGTAAACTTTGCACGTTGTAAGTGTCTGGGTGCAAATGTTCTTCGTGGCCCAAAACAGATTCCTTGGGATGGTAAGTTACAGTATGATTATCAACTGTGGATTGATTCTGACATTGTTTTTGATACCAATAAGTTTTGGCAGTTGATGGATCTTGCACTTCCAGCAGAAGGTGAAGAGAAGGAGATTGCTTGTGGTTGGTATGCAACGGAAGATGGGCACACAACTTCTGTAGCTCATTGGTTGGATGAAGAAGACTTTGAGAAGAATGGTGGTGTGATGAATCACGAAACCGTTGAGTCCATCACACGTCGGAATAAGCCTTTCACAGTTGACTACACGGGTTTTGGATGGGTTCTGATTAAGAAGGGAGTCTTTGAACGTTTGGAGTATCCTTGGTTCGCACCAAAGATGCAACGATTTGACTCAGGGCGAATCCAAGATATGTGTGGTGAGGATGTGAGTTTCTGTCTGGATGCAAAAGAAGAAGGCATCGTAACGTGGTGTGATCCACGTATCAGAGTTGGTCACGAGAAGACGAGGATTATCTGATGAAAAAGAAGAAGTATTATCGGCTCTTTTATGAAGGGCGGGAACTCTCACAGAGCCCTTTAAGTGAAGAAGGGAAGTTTGAAGCGTTTCAAATTATGAATCAGTTGTTTGATGAAGGTCGTCCGGGCTCGGTTGATCCTGATGAAGTTGAAGTTATTGAAGTGGAGGAAGTCTGATGGCAAAACCAAAAGGTTCGATGAACAAGGTGGTGTTTCAACCAGGGCCACCGAAGAAGACTCGGCAAGGGCGTTCGGTTCATACCTTGTTGAGTGCAACGTCTCGTAATGGTCGTAAGAAGCGTTATCGTGGGCAAGGGCGATGAGTCAGTTAATCATCAATCTTCCACCTTTAAAGGTCTGGGTTCGTAAAGAATACCTTCGGGATCTTCAAGATGGATTTGGTGAATTTGTAGAAGGCGTCTGGGTATCGGCAAAGTCCATACCTGGGCGCGCTTTTTATTTTGAGACCTATTTACCAGAGTATGGTGCTTTGTATGATAAGTTACCGATCAGCGCTTTTCTCGCTTCACCACAAACACCAGATCCTGATTTAGATTTACCGAATCTACAATTTTGGAATTGTATGGACTATGGCGTTCGGTGTGTCGTGAAACAACACATCTCCACAATGGACTTTGAAGTTCGTACTCGAAACTTTGGCACAATGAAAGGTCAATATTGTTTCACTCTGGATAATTTTCACGCTGATCCTGACACCATAGATACCAATGTCAGTGAAATACCTGATGAACACAAGTCTCATAACTGCATTCAGCTTGAAAATGGTCAATTTGTGTTGTATCCAAACAATCGTATGAGAGTGTATGATCTCTCGATCACTCCAGAACATCCCAAAACTCCCGATTTTAAAGTCTCCACTCGGGTTTTTCAAGTTGAGAATGGAATTAGATGGGGTAGATTGGGTGATACCGATGAATATTTTTGGCAAACATCAGAAGAACGGGATAGCAACCCCGTAAAAAGTTCTGATTTCTAAAAATCAGGAGCAAAAAATGGGTCAACAATCGGATTTTAATCGAAAAATGATGCGTGAGATGTGGGGAACCACTCACTTAATTACAAATTATGACTCAAATCACCTTCTTCAAGAGGTGATGCACGATGAAATGTTGAAAAAAACTAAAAAATTTGACTCAACCAACGAATTGCACGAAAAAATTCGTAACGATGAGGATTATGATGACTGGGAGTATGGCACTGAACCCACTTATGGTCGTCAAGTGCTCTGAATACTGACTAAATATAAAAAGGTTAGACCAAACACGTATCAGTGGCATCCGTTTCGAGAGCGTTTAGAGACATTAACTTATCATTTAAACGTCATCCAGTGACGAATGACCTTCTCACGATCAAAAATGAGGATGCCATCAAACGTTCTGTTCAAAACATTGTTCTCACTGTTCTTGGAGAGAAACCATTTGAACCTCTTTTTGGTAGTAATATTGGTGATTCTCTTTTTGAGTTGAATACTTCATTGCAATCAATCGGTATTCGTGAACAAATTTTAACAGCGATACGTAATTTTGAACCAAGAGTGAACAATTTGGATGCAACTGTCACAATTGACAGTGATGGTCACGATATGTACGTGACAATTCAATACGATATCATTGGTCTTCCTGTTCCTACTCAGTCAGTAGACGTTCTTCTTTTCCCAGCTAGAGTATAATGGCTTTCGGTCAGTACGTTAACTTAGATTTTGATCAAATCAAAACGTCTATCAGAGATTATCTGAGGGCGAATTCAAACTTTACTGACTATGATTTTGAAGGTTCAAACCTTTCGATCATTATTGATGCTCTGGCATACAATACTTACATCACCGCCTACAATACAAATATGGCGGCGAACGAAAGTTTTCTCGATTCCGCTACATTAAGAGAAAACGTCGTTTCATTAGCACGTAACATTGGATATGTTCCTCGTTCCCGTCGATCGGCTAGAGCAAGAATTTCGTTT